AATATTAATGCACTTGTAACACCTGGTGTTGATTATGTAAACAATAGTGGATTAGTTGAATCGGCAATCGATATGATTACAAATGAAAGAGCTGACTCAATCTACGTTTGTACAACTCCTGACTTTAATCTATTACAACCATCAACTTCAATGGATAATTTAATTTACCCACAAGAGGCGGTTGATAGTTTAGAACAAACAGGAATTGACTCTAACTACACGGCAACTTACTACCCATGGGTTCTTACTCGTGATACTGTAAACAATACTCAAATCTATTTACCAGCAACGGCTGAAGTTACTCGTAACTTAGCGTTAACTGATAATATCGCCTTCCCATGGTTTGCAACTGCGGGTTACACAAGAGGTGTTGTAAATGCGGTTAGAGCAAGAAAGAGATTAACTCAAGAAGATAGAGACACTCTTTACAAAGGAAGAATTAACCCAATTGCGACCTTCAACGATGTTGGAACTGTTATTTGGGGTAATAAAACTCTTCAAATTGCTGACTCAGCGTTAAACAGAATTAACGTTAGAAGATTGTTGTTACAAGCTCGTAAATTAATTTCTGCGGTAGCAGTTAGATTATTGTTCGAACAAAATGATAACACAGTAAGACAACAATTCCTTGACTCTGTTAATCCAATCTTAGATGCGATTAGAAGAGACAGAGGTTTATACGACTTCCGTGTAACAGTACAAAATACACCTGAGGACTTAGATGCTAACCAATTAGTAGGTAAGATTTATATCAAACCAACTAAAGCATTAGAGTTCATCGATATTGAGTTCTTGATTACACCAACAGGTGCGTCTTTCGAAGACATCTAATTAAACAAAATTTAAAAAGACCCTCACAGAAATGTGGGGGTTTTTTATTTACATAATATTTATAGATATGAAAATGTTTTTAGTAGAAAAATTTGAAGAAGAAATTACACCCGATTTAAAGTATTATGCTTTTGATTGGGATGATAATATCCTTACGATGCCGACACAAATAATGCTTCGTACTGAAGATAATGAGGAAGTTGGTATGTCCACGGAAGATTTTGCGGAATATCGTATAAAGATTGGAGTTGAACCTTTTGAGTATAAGAAAAAAACTATTGTGGGGTTTGCTGACGACCCATTTAGGAACTTTGGTAGTAAAGGTGACAAAAGATTCATTATTGATTCAATGATGGCTAAAATAGGTCCTGCTTGGGACGATTTTGTGGAAGCAATTAATGGTGGGTCTATTTTTTCAATAGTTACAGCAAGAGGGCATTCACCATTGGCTTTACGTAGAGCTATCGAAAACATGATTGAAATTAACTTTAAAGGTATTTCTAAAAAAGAATTAGTTAAAAACTTAAGAAAATTTAGAAAGTTTGCGAATGAAGAAGATATGAAGGATAAAGAACTTATAAATGCTTATATGGATATGAACAAATATTATCCTGTAACATTTGGAGCCGGTTCTGCTCAAAGTCCCGAAAAAGGAAAGGTTGACGCTTTAAAAGAATTTCAAGGATATGTAAAATATTTGGCAAATATACTTAAAAAACCAGTAATGTTTAAAGATGATATTAGTAATAATTTTATTCCTACAATAGGATTTTCAGATGATGATTTAAGAAATCTAGAAAAAGTTAAAGATGAATTATCAAAAGACCCAGAAAATATTATTCAAACAATATCAACACATGGTGGTAAAAAACAAAACTATTAATATTTATAAACTGGACTTATAGCAAGTTTGAATAAAAAAAACCTTAAAGTAAATAGAAAAATTTTCAAGAGGGACTATTTATAATAAAATAAAAGAAAAATTTAAAACAAAATAATATGGCTGATTTACTGATGAAAATGCCGATACCCTACGAACCGAAAAGGAAAAATAGGTTTATCATGTCTTTTAATGACTTGGGTATTAACGAATGGTTTGTAGAATCAACAAGTAGACCTTCTTTAACGATTGGTTCTACGGCAATTGATTTCTTAAATACTAAGACTTATGTTGCTGGTAAGTATGAATGGGGAGAAATCTCTGTAACTTTCCGTGACCCAATTGGACCTTCTGCTTCACAAGCATTGATGGAATGGGTTCGTTTACACGCTGAGTCTGTAACAGGACGTATGGGATATGCCGCAGGTTATAAAAGAGACATCTTCTTAAGTCTATTAGACCCAACAGGTGTTGTAATTGAGAAATGGGTTCTTAAAAACACATTCCTTACAAAAGTTGACTTCCAAGGATTGTCTTACTCTGAAGATGGATTGGTAACTATCCAAGCGTCTTTGAGACCTGACTATTGTGTATTATTATATTAATACACTTTACTACTTTATATTCAAACCCACTTTCGTGGGTTTTTTTATTTACAATAAATAAGAATAAGGTATTTTTCTAATAAAAAAAACTATGAGTGACAATATGAATCAAATGCACTTGGACCTTCCACACGATGTGGTGTTATTACCAAGTGAGGGAAAATATTATAAAAATAAGAAAAAATCTGTTAAGGTTGGATACCTAACTGCTGCCGATGAAAATATTTTGGCGTCGGTTGGTAATTTAAGTGGTGACCAAATCATTACTAATTTAGTTAGAAGTAAATTATATGAACCTGATATTAGACCTGAAGAAATGATGGAGGGTGACTTGGAAGCTATTTTAGTTTTTTTAAGAAATACTTCATTTGGTGCTAATTATGATTTTACTTTAACCGACCCTGAAACTGGAAAGAAATTTGAACATACTATAACACTTGAGGCGTTAGATTTCAAAAAAAGTGATGTTGTGCCTAATTCAGAAGGTTTGATTTCTTTAGTTTTACCAAAAACAAATAAAGAAATTAAAATTAAATTTCTGACATACGGAGAAAGTCAAAGTATTAGTCGACAGATTGATGCATACCCACAGGGTATGGTTTCACCTTCAGTAACCCTGAAGTTGACTAAACAAATTATTGAGGTTGAAGGTAACCGAGAAGAAAGTGCAATTGCGGATTTTATATCTAAAATGCCTATCATGGATTCAAAATACATAAACAACTTCATTAGAGAAAACGAACCTAAGTTAGATTTAACGAGAGAAATAATAGCCCCATCTGGAAAAAAGGTACTCACCCGAGTGACCTTTGGGGCGGAGTTTTTTCGCCCTTTCTTCTGAGTATTTAAAAAATTTATTGGACCAATATTATCTATTGGGTTCAAAAATACATCTGTCATATTCTGATTTCATGAAAATGCCGTCTTATCACCGTAGATATTTGGTTGATAGGACTATTGAAATTAATACGCCTAAAAACGAACAGTAAGTTATTTATATAATAAAGATTAATATATGTTATATTACCAATCTACTCCACCGGTAAGCGCTGACGATTTATTAGGTGACTCCATTAAAAGTGCCGGATTAAGTAGGTACAAAGAAATGGGGGAAGGATTTGCAACCCTTACTAAAACTATACAGTCAATGGACGCTGACGCTGCTAAATTTGCTAAGACAATGGGCCGTACGTCTGAAATTAGTTTAGCTCTTAAACAAAATTTAAACGCTTCGTATGGCGCAATTGTAGATTTAGGTGGTAAAATGAGTGATGCCGTTGACATGCAAGAAGGCCTTTTTGAAGCTAGTGGAAGAAATTTAATTTTACTTAAATCACAAGCTAAAGAATTATTTGCGGCATCTAGCGTTTCAGGAATAGGTTCCGACAAATTACAAGAATCGTTTTATGACGTGGGAATGGAAGTTGCACACATTGGGGAAAACATGTTTAAAATTTCCGAAGTTGCAAATCAAATGGGTGTTAATGCTCAAACCGTTTCCGCAACCGTGACTGGAAATTTAGATAAATTAAATAGATACGGTTTTGCAAATGGAGTTGAGGGTTTGGCTAAAATGGCGGGAAAGGCTCAGGCTTTAAAATTTGATGTTAGTGAAACTTTTAATTTAGCTGAAAATCTAATGAGTCCTGAAAAGGCAATTGAAGTTGCAGCGTCAATACAAAGATTAGGGGGAGCCGCGACGGCGTTAACTGACCCTTTAAAATTGATGGATTTGGCTCAAAATGATGTTGGAGGACTCCAAGATGAGATAGCTAAATTGGCACAACAATATACTTTTTTTGATGAAAAAACTCAATCTTTTCAAATCATGAAAGGTGCCAAAGGTCAACTTAGAGAGGTTGCCGTGGCTCTTGATATTGACAGAGGTGAATTTGAAAAATTAGCGTTAGCATCGGCTAATGTAAATAAAAAAATGTCAGAAATGAGATTGGGATTTGATGCGTCAAAAGAGGATAAAGAATTACTTGCAAATCTTTCTCAATTAGAAAATGTTGCCGGAGGTGGAAAAGAATATAAAGTAACTTATTTTGATAAAGATGGGACAGAACAAACTAAACGATTAGCAGATATTGGTACAAGAGAATTAGAGATTATTAAAGAAAATAATAAAGCTAAAACTGGTGATAAAGATGACCCTGCTGAAAAACAATTAATTAAAATGGCGGAGAATCAATTAGGCCAATACGGTAAATTAATTGTTGCTCAGGAAAAAATTGCTAATACATTAACAAATACTATTGGAGGTTCAAAACTTGGAGAAGGTTTATTAACTGCCGCAAATGAAGAATTTAAAGATACTGCTA